ATCAGCCACACTTCCCAAGTCTCGGCGGAGGCGCGGCCAACTGCGCTCGACGTAGTAGATCGAGCGGGCGGCGGCGAGCAGGCTAGGTAACTCGGCGGCGGCGAGCAGGCCATCGGCGACAAGGCTCTCGGCTGTGGCGCGGAGGTTCACGATAGGGATCGATAGGGCGCGGTAGCCATCTTCGGCGTGGCCGTGAGCGAGCGCGACATCGGCATCGTCCGTGCAGGATTCGTCGGCATACCAACCGGCAATGATTCCGGCCGGCTCGGCTCCGTAGCGAGCGCACTCCACAGCGCGGAGCGCCCCGAGGCTTCCTGCCCCGATCACTCGGCACCCTCGCTCGATAGCGAAAAGGATCTCCTTGTGCCAGGGAGCAAGCGTCTGATGAAAGAGGCCGTCGATGAGGATGAGTGTATCCGGTCCCTCTATGGCAGCGGCAGCGATGTCGCCTTGCTGGGCGGGTGGCCGTAGGTCGGCATCGGCGGGGATGTTGCTAGGTCGTGTGGGGCCGAGGAAGATTTTCATTTATCGTTTCTACGAGAGCGGATTCCGCGAGCGATGTGTTGGTTGTGGTACCCCTCCAAGGTCGGGATGAGCACGCGCAGCACCGAGCAAGGGTAGTTATGGTCGAATTCATAGATGAGTGGTTCCGGTATGCCGGCCGATTCGAGCAGAGATAATATGGTATCAATGTCGCCCTCGAAGGTATCGCAGGAGCGGTCCGCGTGAGCCGTACTAGAGACGGTATCCTTCACCGCCATCAGACGAGCCAGGCTAGAAGAGTTATCCGCATGCTTGGTCGCCTCGTAGCGTTCGTGGAGTATGTCATCACGGCTTCCAGCGATATAGACTAAGCGACCCTGCACCGCCTCACAGAGAGCACGGCATTGGGCTACGGCGGGATCTAGGTGGGCTGCGTATCCCCTATAAAAACCGACCCCCCTTTCCTCTAGGTCATATATGTAAGCGATATAGGTAGGCACTCCGATGTCCGAGGTGCAGTCGAAGATGACCGGCATGAGATTAGCATCTCTTATGCTGCGCACGACACCCGAGAGTGTTGGGTCGGCGATAGTGTCCAGATCGACCCTGGGCGCAGGCGTTGGGTTTTCTAGAGCGATGGATACCTGGTCGCGCTCTACGACCTCATAGAGTCCACCAGCGATAGCTTCGGCATAGGTATTACCAGATGAGAGTCCATTGCTGGTGCAGCTATACATAGAGTGAACGAGCGGTCTTCCGACTGGCAATCTTGGGATGAGTCTTACCGCATCCAGTGGCACCCACTTTTCCACGCCACTGCGAATGCCCTTAGCCGTAGTCCACTCCACCTGATAGTCAGGACGGAATGTGGCCCCAGCAAAGAGTGGGAAGCGAGGTTCTGCGGCATCGCCTAGCTGCACTGCTGTAGCGACAGATATAGCTACAGGAGATGTCTCAGCCACATGGCGCTCAAATCCCTCCATCATCGCGCTACATCGAGCGGCCGTAGGCGTCGCTCCTTTGCCGCTATCGACCGAGAGCACGATAGCGTCGGGGCGGATGCATTGCGCTACAGCGATGCCAATACGGTCAAGGCCGGTGATATCAGCGATGCGCGTTATTCCTGCGGCGGAGAAGTGCGGGCGCATACGAGCAAGCGTCTCCTCGGGAGTGCATGCTCGGTGGGCACCATCTGCTCTGTGTTTGGTTACTTCCATGCGAGTTCCAATGTGCAAAGAATGATGCGAGCAAGGCGTCGGCGGAGCGGTGTCGTGATACGGGTGGCGATAGCTGGGCCGTACTGGCAATAGAGGCGGATCGTGCGGTCGCTGGCACCGCGCAGCATCGCGCGGCGGTAGAGCGTCCAGCGCGAGGTCGCTGTACCGAAGGCGGCACGGGCGACCCAGCAGCAAGCCGCCGCCATAGCCGCTCCACCTACAGCCGCTCCAGCTCCGCCGATGATGGATCCCGTCATCGCACTATTACCTGCGGCCTTCGTTGCATCACTTTGTAACCTTGCACCTTGCAATGCAGCATTGTTGTTCATGTAGGAGTTGTAGATGCTCGCCTGCATGTTGGTATTATAGCTGGCCACATTTCCGGCCAGATCAAGCGCAGGCACCATGGTCTGAGACCCTAATCCATTGTTGGCGTATGTATTACCTAGAGTTAGGTTTCGCAATAATGGGTTGCTTTGGCTATACACATTTGACATCCCGAGTTGAGTGGACAACCCAAGTTTGTTCTGGTTATCTACAAAATCTGCGGCCGAAGCCGCCATGCCCGTATTTGTTATTGTGCCTGCCCTTCGTGCCTCCTCATTTGCCGTCTGTGCCACTAGACTATTTTGTTGATTTGAGGTTTCGGCTTGTTGAGCGAGTTGCGCGTTTGTGGTTCCAAGCGAAAGCGCAGTAGCTTGGTTGAGTTGACTGGCTCGCAGAGCGGCATCTTGATTTTGTATTGCTGCACTTTGGCGTAGCCCTGCATTGTATTGTTCGGTCTGCATCCCTGCCGCTTGGTTGAGTTGGCTGGCCCGTAGAGCGGCATCTTGGTTAGCTAGATTTGCCTGTTGCAGATATCCGGCATTGGCTTGATTGACAGCCATCGTTGCCGCTTGGTTGGCGCGGGCCGCATCCATGCCAGCAGCTTGGTTAGCCAGCGAGAGTTGAGTTGCTTTGGCTTGGTTTGCACGGGCCGCCTCGAGCGACATGGCGGCGTTCTGTTGCTGGCGGGATACGTCTGAGTTTTGCACCCCTTGCGCAAAGGAAGCATCTTGCTGGAATCTTTGCTGGGAGTAGCGGTCGCGGTTAAGGAGTTCTCCTGCAAGAGCTGAGTTGCCGGTCGCCATGCCCCGCGCTGCAAATCCCGCCCGGGATGCCTGTACAGCATCGCGGGACGCCTCGGATGAGAGCCGCCCATTTAAAGCGAGGCGGTCTTGCGCTGTCTGGTATAGACTTTGACCGAGTTGGCCTTGGCCCACTTGTTGAGCGGAGATATTACGAACCCTAGCCGCATTGATTGCTCCTATCTGTGGAGTATCGGCTATCTGTGCAGCATTGACATCTCGGCTGGCTATCCGCTCGTACGCCCCAGCTTGCGCGGCATTTATTTGTTGCGCTTGGACATCCGCCACACTTCCCACTTGGGAGGCTTTTATCGGGGTCGGTTTGATCTCGTTTGCCGTGTAGCCTTTTCCTACTGCATCCAGATAGGTCTGCCCCTGCGGAGTGATCTGCCCGAGCTTATTGGCATAAACTGCGGCATTGTCTATAGCATCATAGGCTTGCTTATCGGCACTACGAAATGTATCCGTGATGCTAGGCCCCTCAGAGACCAACGACTTATTCGCGTTCGATACCGTCGAGTTAGTTGTATCGATTTGGGATTTCAACCCGTCGTCCGCTCCTGTGGTTTTTTGCACCGCCGCCTGAGCTTTAACTAGACCTTTTGTAGTAGGATTTTCAGCAAACGATTGAGCGGACTTCAGCGCAGCCTCACTTTTAGTTACCGCTCCCTGTAGTTTTTTATTATTAGGATTTTTTTCTAAATTGGCCTTCGCCTTTTCTAAAGCCGCCGAGGCGGAATCTAAGTTTTTTTTTGCCAATAAACTAGCTGCATCTTGTTGTTTAGACAGCTCTGTTTCTGCCGCCTTTTTGGCTGTAGTAGCTTTCGTGAAAGCTGGATTCAGTTTTGTTAGAGCTTTTTTACTACTCGCAATCGACGCATTTAGTTCCTTGATCCGATTGGGATCCAGGGTAAGAACTCGACCATCCGAGTTGAGGTAGCTGGTAAACGCCGAAGCGCCCAGATTCGCGCCTTGCAAGTTTGCTGCTCCAGCAGCAGCGGCTAATTTTCCGGTACCTTGCGCAGCTTGGCCGAGCACTTGATTAAAATCGATCGGCTGAGGAAGAGGAGGTGCAGAAGCCATATTATTTTGATTCTAAAAGAGTGATACGATCAAGAGCAGCATCCAGTTTATTTGAAAGCTCTTGGACAGCAGCCGTTAATAGTGGGACGAGCTTGCTTTGGTCGATACCTTGATAGATAGGTTTCCCATCTGCATCCACGGCATCCTTAGCGCCAACCACGCATTCCGGCACAATCGCCCCCGCTTCATGGGCGATAAAGCCATCGACCTTACGCCCACTTGCATCCGAGATCCAGTTGAAACGGTGTACAGGGATTTGCGACAACCGCGCCATGGCGCCACTCAAAGGCTCGACATTGACTTTTAATCGATAGTCAGACGAGGTGGCATAAGCTACAGAAGACGTGCCGCTTCTAGAAATATATCCAAGGGTATTCCCTCCACCAAAGAAAGAAGCAAGAATAGTTCCGACGCCACCGCTATTTGCAATTTGTATATTGCCCTTACCAAGAATCGAATAATCAGTTCCGTTTGTTGACCAAAACTCTCCATAGTTAAAAGAGTTAGGAAGGCTAGTTAGATTACCCAGGTTTATTTCTCCGTTGGGTCCCCTTTGCACTATGCTGTTTGCGGAAGTGCCGCTCGTCGCCGTGGTGCGGGCATTAGCAATCGTGCCAGTGGTGATTGCCGAGGCGTCGTGTGTATGTGAGGAGGCCGCTGCTCCTAAATTGGTTAGCGCCCCAGCAGCCGTTGTAGCCCCCGTGCCACCTTGGGTGATAGCTACCGTGCCCGTGATGCCGCCACCACCTCCGGCTGGAATCCCATCCAGCTTTGACTTATCGGTGGAAGACATAAATCCATCTACCGATGTCGTCGCAACGGAATGCGTGTGCGACGACGAGGCCGCGCCCAGATTAGTCCGAGCATCAGCAGCCGTTGTAGCCCCAGTCCCGCCCTGGCTGATTGCAACCGTGCTTGTGACACCGGTTGCCAGAGTGATGTTGGCAGTGCCATCAAAAGCTACGCCGTTGATTGTTCTGGCGGTAGCTAGTTTCGTCGCCGTAGCCGCATTGCCGGAGCAGGCCGCCGCCGTTGTCGCCGTAGCCGCATTGCCGGAGCAGGCCGCCGCCGTTGTCGCCGTAGCCGCATTGCCGGATAGCGCCGCAGTGATCGTGCCTGCGGTAAAGTTTCCACTCGCGTCCCTAGCCACTATGGCGTTTGCCGTATTTGCGGATGTCGCCGATGTTGCCGTATTAGCGACCTTCCCTGGCGTAGTGATCGTAGCGAGCTTTGTATCCGAGATAGCCGCGCCAGTTGCGATGTCGGCATTCGTGACGTCCGAGATCGTCGCCGCATCGACCATAGAGTGCAGCGCCGCCGGTGTGACGAGTTCGCCGTTAATAAAAGTTTTTCCTTTTGTGATGGTAGCCATAAAATTTTAATTCAGTGTTCGGGTTTCTTGAGGCGACATACCGGAGCGAGTGGCCTCCGCACTGATTTGCCGCAAGATCGGGCGGCCACTTTGCGTGCGGAACCGGAGGTCGAGACCGGTCGCCTTGCAGCGTAGCGGCGCCTTGAGAGTGTAATCCTCCTCGTCGCCGGTGGTGTTCTCTAGGGCGGCCACTTGAAAATCCGCATCGTAGTCAGTAGTCACGGCGTCGAGCGTACAAGCAGAGGCGTCTGGCAGTAGCACGCTCGCCTTAGCGCGAGTCAGGCGCTTGGCATTGAGGCTCTCCCACCCGTAGCGGCGGGTAATGAGTTCTGCATGGATATCAGTATAGAGGTCTTGCGCATTGGAGTACGGCACCTCATCGCCGTAGTCTAGCTCATCGAGGAGAAAGAGCGTTCCAGCACGGCTGGCGGCGAAGAGGCGGCGTTGGCTAGAGTAAGCCGCAACCAGAAGCTCATCCAGGTTGATAGCGTAGGTGTCTCGGCTCTCCCATTGTTGGTTGAGCGCATTCCACAGAAAGAGAGTGTTATTCGTCGTCGCATTTTCGCCGACCGGCACGGCGAGGTAGTAGCGATTATTCCACCACCGGCCCACCGCCAGGTGAGCGTAGTCCGTATTGATCTCATCGAGTTGGTCAGCGATGGGATCCGAGAGCGGCTGCGTATTTGCTCGCAGTTTGAGGTCGAGCTGGGTATCCAGCCGGTAAACTCCCGCATCCGAAAGGAAAAAGACAAATTGCCCCGCCGTCTGGATCGAGCGGCGCGCCACGCAGCCGATCTCATCAGTGAGGAGCGTGAGGCGGCTGACGGCGGAGTCCACCGTGAAGGTGTCGCCCGTCGCGTTGCTGGTGTCGGTGAGGTTGGCCAGCCAGATCGAGTTGCGCATGAAGACCAGCGCTTGCCCCTCCACCCATGGGTGAATCGCCACCAGGTAGTCGTTGCTACCTTGGTTAGCACGGAACGATTGGAAGAAAGGATCATAGAGATCAGGGTCCAGCACATCGCTTATCGCCACCGTGTCGCGGCCATCTGGGATCCAGAGTCGGTTGCCGATATAGGTCGCCCACCCACAAGAGCGCAGACGCTTGTAGGTCACTCCCTCCGCAGGCACACCCGCATCGGCACGCAGGAAGGCCGACGTCGAGCCATCCCACCACAGAGGCGGCTTGACTCGGCGAATGGAGATGCCAGCAGCAATATCGCTCGCCGTTCCCACAGGCACCGAGATGGTAAAAGAATTTATCGTCGCCGAGAGAATGTCATACTCATGGCCTTGGAACGCCGCCACACTACCCTCCTCGATTCGCACTCGCTGGCCAGCAGCGAGGCCATGGGCGGTGATGTGGACGGTGGCCGTACTCCCAGAGATAGTAATGCCAGCGGAGGCCGTGTATTTCCACTCCCACCCAACATTGCTCATGTCGGCGTCCCGCATAATGTAGAATCGATTGAATGCCTGTATCGTCGAAACGCTATCCGTCAAAGCGATAATCTCATCTGGAGGATAGCTGATTTCATAGATAGGTTCCCCTTGGCGGTACAGAAAGGCCGACGAAGGCCCACACAAAACGATGTATTCATTTTCGTTGCCATAGTTCGGAGAACTAAAGACACCGGAAGCAAAGATTCCGCCGCCGTATATCGTTCTCACTCGGGCATTGGCATCCAGCACAAACGGCATCGTGAGAGGCTGAGAGCCCGCCGCGATTCCATCCCCTAGCCGCTTCGCGCCCTTGCGCGTCTGTGCCACACCTCGGTCCAGGCGCATGTTCTCGCAGTA